ACCTCCTTTTTTATTGTATAATATGATTAGTTAAAGGAAGACAAGTGTTAGCAGAACTATTACAGTTGGCAGAAGCCACTATGGTAGCAACAACATTATCAATTGGTATAGTTGCTACTGGTGCTGCTGTTGTTAGTGGTACAGCACCTCCAGACCTCAGTACATTTATTACATCTGTTCAACCACCATATGAATCAGATGATAAGAGAATTTATCCAGAAGTACTAGAGGAAAAGGAATTAATTCCACCAGATGAGAGGATACAACAGTAGCGATAAAGATTACTTATGAGGGTCATCAGCAATGATGATCCTTTTTTTGTGCGGTTATCTAGGTATTAGTACTTGACAAAATCTTTATCTTTGCTATATAATTATGTTACGTTACTTAACATAAGTTAATATGACTTCATCTACGAACAGTATGAAACGTTACACTACTACCGAGTATGGCAAGCAGAATATGTTTGCTCATGAACCTCAAGTAGAAGTGCTTGATGTTGATTACTGGACTAACGCAGAGCAAACCAATGGCCGCCTAGCGATGATTGGATTCTTTGCACTGGTACACAACTACATCCTCTTTGGAGCAGTTATACCAGGTATATTCTAAGAGATTAAGTCGAAGGTCTCTTACACCACCTGCAATAGCAGGTCACTTTCTATCCCTAATACAATCAAACGAAAGGAGTTTAAAACAATGACACCAGAAGCAGAAAAGTTTAACGGTTGGATGGCAATGATTGGATTCGTTGCAGCAACAGGTGCTTACATCACCACAGGTCAAATCATTCCAGGTATCTTCTAATGCAAGCAGATATTTTTTGGAGAGCAAACGGAAGAGCAACAATGATGTTGTTCTGGGTTGGTGTAGCGGTATACACAAAGTTAAAGTACTTTACTTAAAACTTAACAAAACTAAATAAATAATAATAATATCTTAAAAGGAACACAATCCAATGAGCGACTTAATAGCCGCCCAAGACAGTATATCACCTTTAACAGCCATCTTGTGGTGCTTCTACCCGATGGCTGTTTTAGTGTTGATAGAATTAATTCTTCGTGCCATTAACAATGACGATGATGACAATGATGGAGGTAAAGGAATCCGTGTCCGTCAACAGGAGATGGTTCCAGTACCAGTACCATCAGGTGCTTGACAAAATGTTAACAGGTATATATACTTATAGTATTATTACTTAGTACAATGCCACAACTTATTTTCTTCAGTCTAGTCGGAGCATACGTTTATTACAATGGAGCCATCAGTTCTCTCGTATTTCAATAACATATTAATATCTACTCCAGCAGAAGCACATGGTCTGTTGGAGTTCGGATTCTTTATGGCAGTAGGAATTACCGCAGGATCTCTTGGGATAATATAGGAAAATCGAAAATTGAATACTAAAAAACCCCGAAAATTTTTCGGGGTATTTTTTTGTCTAAAAAGTCGATCAACCAGTTGCTTTTAATCTCTTATTAATATACCTACTAGATTTCTCGTACTTATTATTTCTTCTGAAGTCATCAATAAACTGAGAAGTATAAGATGGTTTCAATAGATATATTTCTCTCTTCTTTTCATTCTCTTTGGTGAACCATTCTGCTACTGATATTGCATTACAAAAAGAACTTCCAAGTTTATCCTGTACAGTTCCATTAATATTTAATTTGTGTGTATCATTATAGAATGTTTCATCTACAATAGTACCTGCTTTGTACTGTGCTATCTCTATTGTTTCATAGTGATGTATCTCAGCAAAAGCATCATCATATTCTTTCTCTAATGTCTCGTATATTTCATGAGAAGATAAAGGCCAATCATACTGTGCGTTGATCATGTTATTTGTTATAAGAATGATCCAGTCATAATGTGGGTTACCATATGCTTTGTCTGCTAATGTATCAGGTCTTTCTCCGTCCATAATACCATACTTCTGAAAGTATACGGCCAAAGAAAATACATCTTCATTCACTTTGTATCTTCTGAAGAAGTTCTTTGCTATCTTAACATCAGAATCTGAGAATGGATATTTTATAGGTTTTTCATCATATCCTATGTTTGGTATATTTCTGAAGTACATTAGTAGTTATCAGCCTCCTCCTTGTATACAAGTTTTGTTTCTTGGAAGTTTAAAGTTAATTCTGTTGCAACCATACTTCCATCATGATATGTAGCATAAGTTCCATCAGGAGTGTAGTTTATATCTACTTGTGATAGAGCACACATTTTAAATTGTGGAACATCTGGATTCTCTTCTCCTCCTCTCATAAATGATACTCTAACTAGGTCAGGTACTTTTATGAATCCAGCAGCAACACCATCACCTCTTGACCATCCAAATACCTGACTTACACCAGTGCTAGGTAACATATTTCTTTTAAAGAGATTTGTTATAGATTTTATATTAACTGCTTCATCAACATTACGAGGAACCAATCTAAATTTCAATGAGAACGTTCTCATATCAATGTTTTGGAATAGTAGTTCAGCATTTGGGTTCTGAACTACACCAGATATTCCTCCATATAAATCGTCATCATTTAATACATCACCACTAATTTTTTTAACACTATCTTTTATTATATTCATACCATAGTCAGCAGCCCATCTATCCCACTGTTGGAATGATCTTTTTATACTTTCTACTTCCTTGTGGATAAGTCCTTGTGATCCTCTTGCTACTAGTTCTGCTCTTCCTGCTGCTCCAACAGATTTACCACCCCAGTTTGCTTTGTAACCAGTAGAGATATCATCTGGCATGTATAACATAACAATTGGATCAGGTGTCTCAGTATATTGATCTGCTCTATTGTATACGTTTAAGACACTCTTACCTTTTTCTACATGATTATTCCATGCTTTTTTAAAAGCTTGTTCACCATGCCCAAGACCAGTTCTTTCTACATATTTGTTTTTATCAAACCAAACTCCTGACATATTTTCAGCATCCATACCACGACCACCAGTACCGCTTCCAGAATAATCTCCTTGGTCGTGGAATGATCTTCCCCAAGGTGGTTGATACTTATAGAATTTGAATACAACGTAGTCACTTTGATCTCTTATGGGTGGATTAGATGGATACCTAAGAGCACTACTATCAATAGTTATTTCTGGATACTGTGTCTGTGCCACAGGATTATCATTCATGTATTTTTCAATAGCTGCTTCACGTTGCCTTTTCATGGCTCGTTTATCAGCTAGAGTTTCTTTCCAATATTTTCCTGACCAGATACTAGTTTCTTCGTAAAGTTTTTCTTCTTTAGACATAATTATTTTGCCATCTCTATACTTTCTGGTGTTCCATAACCTTTGACTACTCTGCGGCCTTTATATTTGTCGTAGAAGTTTTCATCGGTATCTTCCCAAACATCCTCTCGTCTGATAGGAAATTGTAACCCGTTTAGATCTCTCACAAAGTTTTCTATAGGTAATAGGACAACAGTATCCCATTCATTTATAGCAACATCAAGAAGTAATTGTTGATCAACGTGTCTAAGTAAATATTTATGCAGAGATGCCTTGGGTACATCAATTCTACCTTGTGCTAACTTAGATGCTGCAACGATTCTCTTCTTCAATGCAATGTAATGAAAGTTGATTCCCCAAAACTCTTCTTTATTTGATCTGATACAATAGACAAGGGGATAAGTATCGTAGTACCTTAGTTTCTTAATAAATTTTGGGTCTTTATATTCAAAGAGATACATATGGCCTTGGACAGCCCATCTACGTAGTTGGTTCTGATCTTGATTGATTCCAGTGTCTAATGAGTCTCTTCTTTCGTCGCGGATAAACTTGTCAAAATTCTTTTTATATTGTAGTGCTAGTTTCTGAGTAGTAGCACGATACCATTGTAATGATTGTTTTTCTCCACCTGCTGCTTGTTTTACTCTCTCGAATAGTGTATTACCACCAGTAGTTAGTCCTGCCTTTGAAATATTAGCAGACGCTTTATTTTGTAGTTCTCCAAATCCTTGTGCCATTTTTTCATACCGCTAAATTATCCTCTGTAAATATTAAGAATTCCATCTGCCTATCTTCACAAAATCTCTTAGCAGATCTCCATTTAGCACGGTTCTTTGCGTAGGTTTTTACAGCATTACGATACGAAGCAGTATTTTTATTTTTCGCATTAGGAGGTTTTGTTTGTTTCTTTGGTTTAATTTCTATAATATACTTAGCCGTTCCTCCTCCCTTCTCTCTAACTTTTATGTAGAAGTCAGGATAGTAACGACGTATTTTCCCATCAGGAGCATGATATGGTATTATTACCGTCTCGCTTCCCCACTCTAATATATGTGAGTGGTTATCACAGTAAACCATGAACTTACGTTCCCATAAGGATCTATAGACCACATTTCTTGGATTACCACGATACTTCTGAGGATTGATGGGCCTATAAATCCCAGAGTAGGCCATAAATATAGTTGTATCATTAGTAGATATTTAGTGTGTCTGTTAGTCGTTTTATACAAAGAGTATCAAAAGACGGTGGTTTAGCGTCTAGTAATAGTTTTATTGTAAGGATATTAGATTCTAGTGTAGGATCTTTTGACCTTGATGAGACTATAGAATTTTACTGTAATGAAGCACAATTACCTAACATTAATACAGCAGAAAGTAGTATTAATGGAATGTATGTTGGATCAGGACAGGTAAAATATCCGCATACTAGGGTCTATACGGAAATTCAACTTGGATTCCTTTGTGATGCTAATATGACTGTACTTAAGTTCTTGAATCAGTGGCAAGATCTTATGTTTCGTCAAGAACGTGGATCTATTGATAAAGTACAAAATAGGGAAGTAAGATTATCATACATGGATGAGTATGTTTCTGATATTGCCATAATTAAAGCAGAACCAGGTCCAAAGTCTGCTGTACAAAGACAACCAATAACATATGTTTTAGAAAGAGCATATCCATATGCTATTGACGCTGTTCCTTTACAGTATGGTACTAATCAAGTAGTTCAAGTAACTGCTCAGTTCTCATACATGCGTCATTACACGATGGATCACGACATTAGATTTGTTAAAGGCGATGTTTCAAACATGGGTGAGACTGAAGATGCAAGAGACATGGCTTTCGGTGGTGGATTCTCTCTTGGATTTGATGGACGCTGGTAGGCCAGCAAATTCGACTTTTTGATTCCATAAAAGTCGAAAAATTTACTCGGCAATTTTTTTGCTTGAAAAGTCGATATATATAAATATGACCTCAAACTGATTATTATGGCATTACCAAAAGTCGCACTCCCGACTTATGAACTGGAATTACCCTCAAATGGGAAAACTATCAAATATCGTCCATTTGTCGTAAAAGAGGAAAAACTTCTTTTAATGGCTATGGACACAGAAGAAGAATCTGCGATAACATCAGCAGTTAAAGAATTATTGAAAAATTGCGTTCAGAGCAGAATTAAGATTGATCAATTACCAACTTTTGATCTAGAATATTTGTTTTTGAATATTCGTGCTGTATCTGTTGGTGAAGAAGTCGATATGACTATCACCTGTAAAGATGATAATAAAACAGAGGTGAAATATACATTCAGTTTATTTGACGTTAGAATAGATAAACCAGAAGGCCATGATCCTAAGATTAGTCTTTCTGATGACATGGGTATTATTTTTAGATATCCTACATTCCCAGAATTTGTTAAATCTTCAATTATAGGGAAACAACTTGATCCTGAAGGATATATTGATGTTATTGCTGGATGTGTAGATCAGATATATGATGGAGAAGACGTATATGATTCATCTACTACTAATAAGAAAGAATTTAAGGAATTTATTGAAGGATTAACTACCAGTCAATTTAAGGATATTACAAAATTCTTTGATACTATACCTAAGTTAGAGCATAGGTTTAATATTAGGAATCCTGAAACTGGTGTAGAATCTGAATATGTAATCAATGGGTTACAGAATTTTTTCGGATAGCCCTCTTTCACACATCGTTGGAGGGTTACTATAAGACCAATTTCGCTTTGATGCAATACCATAAATATAGCTTAAGTGAGATTGAAAATATGATGCCTTGGGAAAGGCAAGTTTATACCACTTTATTGATGCAACATCTTGAGAAAGTAAAACAAGAACAGGCTAAGAACAAATAATGGCACATGGATTCCAAGGTATTGGTAAATTACCAGAAAGCAAGGGTTATAAGGACTTGCATAATTGGGCCTGGGACAAATTAAAGAAAGCAGCTAAAAAAGTTGGAGAAACAAAAAAGAAAACGGCATTTGGTCTAACTCAGGATAAGTCCATATTTCCAGTTGATGTATCAGTTATAGATGTAACTTCAGAAGAAGTTGAAGAAGCGGTACAAATTGCTGGACAGACTGCAATGTTTGGACTTCCATCTAAGAAAGGTGGAGCAATAACTAATTTCTCTGGATCTGGATTAGCAGGTTTACAACCTAAAAGAGATCCTCATATAAGACCATCTCAGACTATAGTACATTATGATGGTGCATCTCAAGATGGGATATATAGCCCTACGTCTATGGGGCCTATTGGTCAGAATGATCCATCTGACACTTTACAAAGAATTGCTGATGGTGTAGATAGTTTAGTTAGAGAGGTTAAAGAGCACAAATACTCTATGGTTCACATGTCTCTCAGAAAAGAGAAACATGATGATGTGATGATGGCTAGATCACGAGCATTCTTAGAACAGAAAATGTTCAAGGGTGGTTCTGGTTCTCCTTCTGGTGGAGGCGGTGGTGGTGATTTTGTTGATATGGCGATGGGTCTCGCTATGGGTGGAGGAAAAGGTGGTGGATCAGGTGATGCGACCATGGCTTTGATGAATGCTCTTGGAGGTACTGCATTAGGAAAACGAGCAGGTAAGTCTATATCTGGTCTTGGGAAGACTGGAAAGGCTGGTTCTATAATGAAACATGGTGTTGGCAGAGCTGGCAAACGTGCTTTGATCAAAGGAGGAGCCAAAGCAGGACTTAAAGGTGGAGCTAAAGTAGGAGGAAAAGCAATTCCGTTTCTTGGTGCAGGATTGGGTTTATTATTTGGAATGCAAAAATTTGCTAAAGGTGATTTTATAGGAGGATCTCTTGAGATAACATCTGGATTATTATCAACTTTTGCTCCTGGTCCTGGTACTGCTGCTGCATTAGCTATTGATAGTGCGTTGTTAGCTAAAGATTTGTCAGATAATGCTGCTGGTATGAAGGATGGTGGTTTTGTTAATAAACAACCTAAAGGAGGAATAGATGGAGAAGGTGGATTTGGAGCAATACTCCATCCAAATGAAATAGTTTCTAATGAACTACAGTTAAAGAGAATCCCTGAGTATTTCCTTGATCATATGATTCAGAAGGAACAGGAGTATGCTAAAGTTATTGGATTAGGATTGTATTGGAACCAAAAGAAATATCCA